AGCGATCATGGCGTTGTATGCCATGAGGAGGTGTTCCATTGCTTCTGCTGCTTTGGTGACTTCTTGTTCTTTGTTTGTGTCTTCCATTTGTTTATTCCTTTGTCTCATTATTTGATCTCGTATCCGCTTGCTCCATGTCTTGCCTGCGTCCCCACCCCAGAGTAGGTGCGCTTGCAAACCTTTGCTGGGATATCCTTCTTCCCCTACTCGGAAACCTTGAGCTTGTGCATCGACGGCGTGTCGAGAGAAGAATGAATGCATGCGGAGTACGGTTTCTTCGCTGAGTTCTTTGCCGTTGATGATGTCTCTAGCTCTTGCCAGTCCTACACTTGTACCGCCACGCCTGCTGGGTGGTTGTTCTTCTCTGAGTTTCAAACCACGCCGAGCTGCGTTTATCATTCCCTGTGTCGGCTTGTATGTTGCTTTGCTCACGGCTTTGGTGGACATGGGATGCCCCTTTGGGAGCAGGTCAGTGTCATGCTTGCCACTACGGAACCGTCCGTTCCTGAGAACATAAAGGAACGAGTTCACTCTAGCGTAAGCCCACTGTTCTTCTGATCTCACACTGGGACGCACTGATGCTGGGTTGTTTCGGTATGCGCCAACGCCACGCCTGAACACGGCTTCTAATGCACGCAGGTTTGTGCGCTTTGTTTTCGCATCGCCGACTTTCTCGTTATGGTCTTCGAGTTTGTTCTTGAGTCCTGTTCGGACAGCTGGCGTGACTTGTTTGGTGGCATCCATTCTTTAATAATAACGGATTGTGTGCTTGTTGTCCGTATGTAAAGAAATATGCCTAATTTGTCTACTGGGGTTGTCAAATGTTGAGAAGTACGCTAAGTTGAATACATGGAAACAAACACAAAACACAACATCTTCAAAGACTACACAGACTACGAAGGAACCATCATAGCCCTATGGAAGACCGGCGCTGAAAAAGCTCCGAAGTTCTGGAACCAAAAATCAGGCAAGAAAAATAAATTCATGAAGGTTCCTTCAGGTTCAATGGTTGCCGTTATCGAAACAACTTGCGGTAAAGAGATCAGGTTCACTCTAGCTGGTGGGGAACGAACAGACGGCTGGGTTTATGAAACTATAACTTACGGATTGGAAGCAGTTGGCGGAGTAAAAAGTTACAAATTCTTCTGGAAGAAAGGTGAGAAGCTATACGGTCACATTGAAGCTAATCCACAGCAGGTCACCGTTCGACTTCACAATGTATGGTTTCCAAATGATAACCCAAGCAAAGGATACGCAACCCAAATGCCTAATGATGGAATCAAATCAACAGCCATAGATACAATTGAAAACACCTATTAAGAGACACACAAACAAGTTGCCCTCCACTTCGGTGGGGGGTTTCTTTATTTTTGGTTGTGTTGCTTACACCAACGACAATGGATTCTAAACGGTGTTGTGATAAGTTCCGCCAGTAGCTTGCCACAATTAGAGCAACGGTAATCTGAGAACGTCTGTGTGCCACTGGGAGGCGTTTCGCCCCAAACGTCTACAGTGTTTTCGTCACCAGAAAGTTGCATGACATCACGAGCCGTTCCTGATTGTCACGTTCCAAAGCGAACGGTGACTGCTGGGCTTCGATCTTGAGGTAAAGGGTAGAGGTCAGGGTTTGGTTATCTACAGAAGCGAGCGACTTCATAACATCAACGGCGAGCGCTTCTGCTGTTGCGTATGTGGTTGCCCTGACTAATGTTTGGAGTCCCTGCGTTTCTAACGGTGGGAAGCTCGTCCCGAATGTGTCGGTTGGTGCTACGCCTGCTGTTTGGATTACGCCCACGCAGGTGTCTGGTGTTTCCGGTAGTCGTCCCAGAAAGAGATTCGTTCCGAGTGTGAGGTCTTGCGTGGAGATTGATGCGTTATTGAGATATGTTCCGATGTCAGTGAGTACGCTCATGTTCCCATCCTCTTGATCGCTTTGTTTATCTTCCTGATGAGTATCTTGTTGAAGACTTTATGGTATCTCTTGAGAGGGTACTCTAGGTACTTTGGTCCCCTGCCTGTTCCGGCTGCGACTGGTCCTGTTCCTGAACGTTTCCCGACTTTGGATTTGTTTGGTGGTTTCGGTGGGTGAAAGAAATCAAGGCTTTCATGTTGGACTACGGCGTATGGGGCTGCTGGTCCTCCGTATGAAACTTCCCCGACTGGGTTGTCACTCAGTTTCTTCGGGTATTTGATGACCCTTGATCGTGCAAGGTTTCCTGTATCGAAGGGAACGAGTTCGTTGGCTTGGCGTGCCAGTCCAGTTGTTATCTCTGTTACGGCTTGTCCTGCTGCTTCAATAACTACAAGGTTGCCTTTACGCATCTCTCTCTTTACTTGGTCGAGGTTCGTTATCGTTATCAACTTCTTGTCCGTCCTACGAACGCTACCACTCCTACTTGTCCTATTGCATCGGATCTGAGGTCTACTTTTATTATTGGGCGTGTCCCTGAAATGGGAGCAGGCAATGTTATCTGGTCGTCTACTTCAAGAGTGAGCGACTGGTCCGGTATGTACGCCACATATTCGCAACGAGCCAGATCAGAATCTATGTCACGTTCTGATGACGTTATCCGGCGAACGTAAGCTGGGTAGGTTGTAGCATCTCCACTGTATGAAATCTCACCGTAGTTGTTCCGTGTGGGGGTTGTCCGAATGTCCACCGTTGTTGGTGTCATCTGAACTTTGAGATCAGTGGCGAAGACGGCAGATGGGCTTGCGCCAGTCACGATGCCCAACCCTCATCGAGTAGATTCGATGGGGCTTGTGGTGGTCCTGCTCCGTAATCGGTTGTGTTCGCAAATTGTCCGCTTCGGAAGTATGGTTGCACCAGATTGCTGTCATCGAGGTCGAGTTCTTTGTCGCTGATTGTGAGTCCACCTGCGTATGGTGTCGGGGTTCCGCCTTCACTCTGGGCGAGGACTTTGAGTTCCTTTGCTTGTTCTCTAGCTCCTCTTGCTTTCTGTGACATGCTTACACGCATATCGCCTACGGCTTGGTCTGCTAGTCGTGAGAACTTGGAAGCGATGGTTATCATGCAGCGGTAGGCAACGGTGTAGAGTGAATCCGTTGAGGTGGTGCTTCCGCTTACTTGGCTATTCATCCACGTGATTTCTTCGTTGGCTAGAAGCTGATCGTTGGTGTCGGTGTCTCCGATAAGGAACCGGATGCCGTCTAGGGCACTTGAGTCTGGGTCACCTGAATATGTCCATGCCATGATGTTCCTTTGTGTTTATGAAAATGTCGGTGGGCGGAGAGAACACCACCCACCGACAAATCAATTTGAGAGGATTGTGTGCGTATTAGGCTACACAGTTTGAGAAGAAGTATCCGAGTGCGGATGAAATTACTTTGTAACTCCAAGCGCTTTCGATTTCTATCCTGTCCGCTCTTAGGTGATCGAGTCGGAATCGACTGATCGCTGTGTTGGTTCCAATTCCACCGGACTGGGCTAGTCCTGTCCATGAGAAATTGTATCCTGCGGATGGAGCCATGATGCCTGCGTTTGGTGCTACGTAAGCTAGCAGTGCGTCTTTGTCTCCGATTTGTGCATATGAGGCGCTTGCGCCTTCATCTGCGCTGTTCTTGATTCCACCCATGACGAGTACTCGATCTACTCCAAGAACTGAAGCCAAGAGGTCTTCGGTTATTGATGCGGAGCTTGTGTACTTGTAACGGTCAACAATGTCGGCGTGGTTCTTTAGTATTGAGAACACGGCATATGAGCAAACGAAGGTGTTTGGCTTATAGCCAGTGTTGGTCAATACGGTATTAATACCTGTTTGGACATCTCCGATTGGGTCTGAACCTGATGCAGCACTCCACAATGTTGAAGGTGTGCTATCGGTTCCCCAGATGGAAGTTCCGAAGTATTTGGTTGCCCAGTCAATTTCTTGACGGAGAAGCATTTGCTGTGTGAGGAATCGGGTTGCGTCCTGATCTGGACTGAGGGGCGCATCACTGTTTGCCCTTACTTGATCTCCGATGTCTTTATGCAAAGCATAGACGAGAGCGGAGTAGGTGTCCGTTGATAGTCCGTATCCGGTTCCTGCTGACTCTGTTCCGTCTGCTCGTAGTTCTACGGCATCACGGAAGAAGTCTGCTTGGGTGTATGTAAAAAATTTGTCACTTTGTTTTTGTACTGGAACTGTCGGGAAGACTTTTCCTGCTACGAAGTGATCTTGGTCCTGCATGTACGCAATGCTCATGTTGGTGAGGATTGCGTCAATGTGGACATCTCCTGTTGTTGGGTTAGGCATCGTTTAGTCTCCTTACGCTGCTCGGCTGTTTGATATTGTTATCAATACTGATTGTAAGGTTCCGGCTGCTCCAGCAGTTAATGCTTGACCGCAATTGAACACTGTCGTTTCCGATCCTGCGCTCACTGGCTGTCCTTGACCATCGGCGGAAGTTCCCACAACATCGCCTGCTGCGAGTGTCGCATCGGCAGATACTTTGGAAACACCAAAGACTGTCACGATTGCTTGCTCACCTGAAGCTGGTTTGTTCTGCAACACTCCGATTGGTTTATCGGTAACTGCTGCACAAACTGTCACGGTATTTTCGCCTGACATTTTTACAAAATAGTATTGCTTGGCGGACAGATCGGCAGAAGCCGTAAATGTTCCGATGTTTATACATGGTGATTCGTATGCCATGATTAGGCTCCCATCTCAGCTACGTATGAGCTGTATAGTTCGGGGTTTTCTACGGCTACTTTGGCGATACCATCAGCGAGAGACTTTGCGGTTCCTTCTGTGACCATAGCTTTTGCCATAGCTTCGATTTGACCGTATGAGTCGTCATGCTCGGTTGTGCCTTCTGAGCCTACTTCTTTCAGGATGCCTGCTTCGCCTAGAGCGATTGCTACGGCATCAAGAATCTTTTCTACTTCTGTAGTCGCTTCCGCATCGGCAGCTCGAAGTGAACGTAGAACTGGGGCGAACTCCTCTGGGTCGAGTTGCGGTACGATTGCCCATCTTTGAGCGTCACGTGTTGCTTTCTCAACTTCAGAAGTTTCACGCAAGTTATCGACTTCCGCTTTCGCATCGGCTAGTTCTTTACGAACGTCTGCCAGTTCTTTGCTTACGGTGTCGCCCTCGATGAGGGTTACGCTTTCTTCTACTGCGTCAACTTCGGCTTCGGTGGTTTCTGTTTCCACTGTTTTCTCCATAAGGTTGTCGTCAGTTTCTTGTATGGCTTCTCCGAGTGCTTGTTCGAGTTCGTTGTCACTGGACTTCATAACCGCCCACCCCTCATGGAGTGAAGCTGGGTGATCTACGCCTGATATTTCTTTGAGGCGTAGGTCCGTGAGTTTCTTGACTTTGCGCTTGAAAATGTTAGCCATGTTGGAATGGTAACAGTCTTTGAAAGGCTTGTCTGCACTCTTAAAAGAAATGTGCCTAATTTGTTAATAGGGGTTGTCAATATGGAAAAATTATGTTAAAGTACTTTATATGGAAACGAACACAACAACGAAAGGAAATTCCACAATGATTAAAGTAAACGATTACAAACTAGGCAAAGCAAAATTCATCAAGGCTTCAAGCCTCAAGACACTACGCCACCTAGTAACAATTAAGGCAAAAGTAATAATTGGATATAATTCAGAAACAGGCAATCCTGTATGGGAAGAAAAAACTGTTTGCGGTTGGGCAAGCAATGTTATCG